AGGATTCCTACTGCGCTACGAGGCGAATGGTGATCGCTATATCCAGATACTTGCATTCGACAAGCACCAGAATCCCCACAAGGATGAACGGAAAAGCGAGATACCTGCACCGAACTTGCACCGTGCAACAACAGTGCAACAGCAGGAGTTGAACAGCACTAACCCGGCTGATTCTCCGATTCCTGATTCCCTACCTCTGATTCCTGATTCCTCGATAAACCCCTCGCCAGCGCGGAAGAAACCCGCGCCGATCGAGGACGAGAATTTCATCGAGGCGTATTCGCTGTACCCGAGTCGCCCAGGCTCCAGCAAGGCCACTGCGCTCAAGGCGTGGCGAGCTCGCATTGCAAGCGGGGTTGATCCCGAAGTCATCATCGCTGGCGTCAAGCGATACGCAGCCTACGTGCGCGCAGCTGGCACCGAGCCGAACTTCATCAAGATGCCGGCGACCTTCTTCGGTCCGGACCAGCATTACTTGGCCGACTGGACAGCACCACAGCCTCGCGCATCGCCGCGTCAGGCCCAGCAAGCCAACACGCAGCGCCTTTTGTCCCGCATCCAAGGAACCATGAGCCATGAACACGAACCTCGCATCATCGACATCAACGACTGCCCTGCCTGAGCGCTGGGTTGAGCGTCTGTTCGAGCGGATGCTGCTCGACTACGGCAAGAAGTTCGCGGACCAGTGGGGCGGCGCCGACACTGATGCCCTGATCGCGCACTGGTCCCGGGAGCTTGCCGGCTACAGCGGCGCCGAACTGAAACGCGGTCTGGACGCCCTGAGCACCCGTGAGTGGCCCCCGACCCTGCCCGAGTTCAAGAAGCTGTGCCGTCGCCCCATGGATGCGACAGCGGCCTACTACGAGGCCATCGCGGGAACGCAGGAGCGCGCCAACGGGAAGTACGGTAAATGGTCCCACCCGGCGATCTACTGGGCCGCCATGCCGCTGTCGTTCGATCTGCGGGAGCAGACCTACAGCCAGATCAAAACGCGCTGGGAAGCGGCCCTGAACGAGCAGTTGGACAAAGGCGAGTGGCCCGAGATCCCGCAGCCGATGGTTGCCTTGCCGGCGCCTGGAAAGACGAAGACCAGCCGTGAGGAAGCAGCGCAGCGCTTGAGGGAGCTTGGCGCAACGATGGTCGTGAAGGACTTCCGAGGTGGCGATGCACGTGGCTGGGCCAAGCGATTGTTGGAACGCGAAGCGGCCGGCGAAGCCCTGCTGCCGATCCAATCGCGCTTTGCCCGCGAGGCGCTGGACATCAAGCCCGACAAGCCATGAACCGCGATCCCCTTCCCTGCGTCCTGTGCCAGCGCTTCCACCGCCGCGACGACGCCCCACCAGGACACGGCTACTGCGAAGGCTACGAGCGAATGCGGCGCCACGACGACGACAACGCGGCTTGCCCGTTGTGGATCCGGTCGAAGGACGAGGCAGCAAGAAGGAAGTGGGCGGAACGACAACCGAAGGAGGCATCATGACAAAACAGCAATACCAGCTAGAAGTTATCGCCGGCCTGCAATTCGCCCTGCTAATGCTTCGCCTGGGCGTGCGGATGAGGGCCTAGAGACTATTTCGCGCGAGAGCGTAGACAACGACACGAAAGAGAGCCAATGAAAAAGAAGACCGTTATCAGTTTCAAAAGCCTGCCGATGCGCGCACCGACGCACACAGCGATTGTCTGGTGGTTGCTGTTGGATCGTCTGAATGCCCCTGCATGGGCCTACGGCGTGATGTGGACCGTTGTGGCAATTCTGCTGATCGGTTTCATCGTCGAGGCAGCCACGGCGGAGCATAAGAACGTCCCTGGCTTTGGCGAATAACGAAATCAACAACGACACGGGAGAGACTGAGATGAAGATCGTAATCAATTTTAAGAGTCCGGACGCCATCTACGAAATCATCACCGCGCGCCACCCTCGCAGCGAGGCGAAGCAGGAGGCATTCTGCGAAGAGTACTTCGAGTATGGCGACTATGGGCGCATCGAAGTGGATTCCAAGACTCTTACCGCGCGCCTGCTGCCTCGGAGCGAATGGGAATGACAACCCTCACCCGATCCACCTCCCTGCGTACCACGCTCCGCGAACGCAAGTGCGTCATCTGCGCCGAACGCTTCAAGCAGGCACAGCCTATGCAGTCGGTATGCGGCGTGCCGTGCGCGATCGCCCAGGGCCAGAAGGCCACGGCCATGCAGGCTGCCAAGCAGGTGCGCGAGAAGAAGGCCGCCCAGCGCGCGGACCGGGTCGCGACCAAGGCTGCGCTCGAGAAGCTCAAGACGAAGGGCGACTGGCTCGCCGACCTGCAGCGCGTATTCAATGCCTTCATCCGCGAGCGCGACGCACACCTACCCTGCATCAGCTGCGGCCGGTTCCACACCGGGTCATACGACGCCGGCCATTACCGCTCTGTCGGCGCACAGCCTGCCCTGCGCTTCCACGAAGACAACTGCCACAAGCAGTGCGTGCCCTGCAACCAGCACAAGAGCGGCAATGTCGTCGAGTATCGACTGGGTCTGATTGCTCGCATCGGAGCGGAACGCGTCGCATTTCTGGAGCAGGAGCACGCCCCGGCCAAATTCACCATTGACGAAGCCAAGGCGATTAAGGCGCACTACATCGCCAAGCTGCGCGAACTTAAGGAGACAGCATGAACGATCCCGATTTCCAGTTCGCCGTCGTTGTCATCCTCAGCTTCGTCGCCGGCTTTGGCTGCGCTATCTGGCTTGCTGTGGCACTTGATCAAGATGCGCGGGCGATGGCAGAGCGAACGGATCAACCGGAACCGATTGAGCACGGTTGATGACGTACGGTAATATCTCAGCATGTAACAAAACGCCGTGAGGCGCCGGAGATTCACATGGGAACAGCAGAAAACAGCGGCAAAGCAGCAAAGGCGAAGCCTCGCGGCCGGGCATTTGTAAAAGGCCAGTCAGGCAACCCAGGAGGCCGCCCAACGCGTACGCAGGAGGAGCTTGACCTGATCAAGGCATGCAAGGAGAAAACGCCACAGGCGCTCGATACGCTGGTCCGCATCATGGAGCGCGGTGAGAAAGAGCGCGACCAGCTTACGGCCGCGCTCGCGATCATCGAGCGTGGGTATGGCAAGCCAGTTCAACCGACCGACAACGAACACAGCGGCACGATCAAGTTCGGATGGCTGGATTAATTCGCATCCCGTACAAGCCGCGCGGACCGTTTCTTGAACTGCACCGCAGAACGCAACGTTGGGCCGTGGTTGTGGCGCACCGCCGGGCGGGCAAGACGGTGGCTTGCATCAACGACCTGATTAAAGCGGCCGTGACGTTCGAGCGTCCGGACGGGCGATTCGCCTACGTGGCGCCGTTCTATTCGCAGGCCAAGGCCGTGGCATGGGACTACCTCAAGCACTTTAGCCGCGCAATCCCTGGCATCGAAATCAACGAGAGCGAGTTACGCATCGATTACCCGAACGGCAGCCGCATCCGCCTGTTCGGCGCCGACAACGCGAACGCCCTGCGGGGCCTGTTCTTCGATGGGATCGTGGCCGACGAGTACGGCGACTGGAAGCCGAGCGTATGGAGCTACGTCATTCGCCCCGCGCTGGCCGACCGTGGCGGCTGGGCGATCATCATCGGCACGCCCAAGGGGCGAAACCAGTTTTGGGAGGTCTACGAGAACGCCAAGATGGGGGACAACTGGCTTTGCCTGACAATCCGCGCGAGTGAATCGGGCCTGTTGCCGGCCGGCGAACTAGCCGAGTTGCAGAACGAACTGACCGAGGACGCTTGGCGGCAGGAGATGGAATGCGACTTTGACGCAGCGCTCCCGGGCGCGATCTACGGCAAAGAGCTGTGGCTTGCCGAGCAAGAGGGCCGCATTAAGCCAAACCTCTACGACCCCGACTTGCCAGTGCACGCGGTGATGGACTTGGGCTTTAGCGATGACACGGCCATCTTCTGGTTTCAGGTCGGCAAAGAGTTGCGCATTATTGACTGTTATGCAACGAATGGTATGCCGATCTCCCACTACAACGATGTGTTGCGGTCTAAGCCATACCGCTACGGGCCTTGGCTCTGGCTTCCACACGACGCGCGGGCCAAGAGCCTGCAAACCGGTCGTAGTATCGAGCAGCAGTTCACCGCGCTCAACTGGAAACCTCGCATTGTGCCGGAGCTTGGCTTGGTCGACGGAATCCAGGCTGCGAGGCTGACGCTTGCCGAAATGTTCATCGATTCTGCCTGCGTTGAGGGGCTAGATGCTCTCAAACAATACCAAAGAGAGTATGATGAGGATAAGAAATGTTTCCGCGATAAACCTCGTCACGATTGGACGAGCCACTACGCGGACGCTTTCCGTTACGCCTGCCTTGTCTGGCGCGAGGAATACAAGCCGAAAGAGGTTGCCGCGCCGAGATGGCAGCATGACTTGACGGTGAGCGAGATCATCGCCCGGCAGACGCGTAGACGCATGGAAGGCGAGTAACGCCGGTTTCAATCTTAACGCCGTGAGGCGCTGGAGCAAACATGCCGCAAGGTACAGATCCGCTCGATATATTCCATAACGGGCAATGGTATAGCCGCAATGGCTCTGCGTCCGTGGAATACACATTGTCGCAATCCGCCGTCCCGTCATCGGTGACCGGCACGACGTCCGAAACCACGCTGGCGAGTGTCACCATCCCCGGCGGCTCGCTGGGCCCAAATGGCGCGCTGAGGATCGAATTCTCCGCATCATGGACTGCGAATACCAACGTGAAGACGGTCACCGTGAAGCTTGGCGGTACGTCCATCGGCATATTCAGCCGCTCGGGCGCGACGGAAACTGGGGCGCGTTCGCAGATCACGGTGCGTAATCGTAGTGCGCAGAATTCGCAGGTCGTTGGCCTTCCAGGCTCGACGACCGTCATATTCGGTGTCTTCACGAGCACGTATCCCCTCACTCTGTCCAAGGACACGTCCCAGGACCAGACGCTCACCATCACTGGCACGCTGGCCAATGGCGCCGATACGGTCACTTTGGAATCCTATCTCGTCGAGGTAATCCCAGGATGAAAACCATCCCCGTCATCATCACCACGGACGCCGACGGCGACCATATCTCGCCGGCCGAGCCATTCCCCGAGAACCGCATTGGCGTCGTGTGCGACGGCCAGAACTACGTGATCTACGAACCGGGCGATATCTTCCCGCCGCCGCAAGACACGTAAAGCAGCCACCACTTTCTTAACGCCGTGACGGCACTGGAAAAATGACCGATCCAAACGCGAATACCATCGAGCGCGCGCAGGACTTGGGGCAATCGCCCGAGGCTGTCGCGCGCCGCTGGAAGCTTGAACTGAAGCTCGCCGACAAGCGAGAGCGCGACTGGCGCAAGAAGGCCGCCGACATCTACAAGCTGTACACACCCGACACGCCGGCGGCGAATTCCTTCAACGTCCTGTGGACGAACACCGAGACGCTGCGCCAATCGGTGTACAACTCGCTGCCGCAGCCCGACGCGCGGCGCCGCTACCAGGACGCCGACCCGCTCGGCCAGGCCGTGGGCGAGGTGCTGACGCGCGCACTGGAGTTTTCGCAGGACACGTACGACTTCGATGGGCTGCTCCAGGACGACGTGCTGGCGATGTTGCTGGCCGGCCGAGCTGTGTCGCGCGTGCGCTACGTGCCCGACATTCGTACGACGCCGGCCGAACCGGCAGAGGCCGACACCGAGGCCGACACCTACGAGGAAATCGCGTGGGAACAGGCCATCTGCGAGCGGGTGCAGTACGACGATTTCCGCATCCTTGGCGCGGCCAAGTGCTGGAACGACGTGCCGGCCATCGGCTTACGGCATCGCATGACGCGCCAGGACTGTATCGACAAGTTTGGCGACGAGATCGGCAACGCGATCAAACTGGATGCGGTCGACGACGAGGACGTGAAGAACGCCCGCGACGATGCCGACCTGTTCAAGACGGCCGAGGTGTGGGAAATTTGGGATAAGACCGAGAAGCAGGTCATCTGGATCAATGCAAGCTACCCGAGGCCATGCAAGATGCAGGATGACCCGCTAGGCCTCACTGGCTTCTTCCCGGTCCCGCGCCCGCTGTATGCCATCCAGAACGACCAATCGCTGGTTCCGGCCTGCCTGTACACGCAATACGAGCAGCAGGCCAAGGAGCTGAACCGCATCAGCATGCGCATCAACAAGCTGGTCGACGCGCTGCGTGTACGCGGCATCTACGACGCCACCCTGGGCGAGCTGTCGCAGCTCATGAAGTCGGGCGACAACGAACTGGTGCCGAGCCAGAGCGTCACGACGCTGCTCGATCGCGGCGGCCTCGAAAAAGCGATCTGGATGATGCCGATCGAGATCGCCGCGGCTGTCCTCAAGGAGCTCTACGCCCAGCGCGACGCCACGAAGCAGATCATTTACGAGATCACCGGCATCAGCGACATCATGCGCAGTGCCAGCGACCCGGCCGAGACGTTCGGCGCGCAGAAGATCAAGACGCAATGGGGCACGCAACGTCTCCAGCGCATGCAGAAAGAAGTTCAGCGCTACACCCGCGACCTCGTGCGCCTGAAGGCCGAAGTCATCAGCGCGAAGTTCCAACCCGAGACGTTGCAGCAAATGACGCTGGTGGACCTGCCGCACCAGGCCGAGGTCGACCAGCAAAAGCAGATGGCAACGCTGCAGTACCAGCAGGCCGCACAGCAGGCCATGCAGACGGGCAAGCAGCCGCCGCCTTCACCGCAACAGCAGCCCGACCCGATCACTTGGGAAGCCGTCGTGCAGGCAATGCGCAACGATGCGACGCGCACCTACCGGATCGACATCGAGACCGACAGCACGTTGTCCGCCACGCAGGACAGCGACATGGAGGGGCTGAAGGAGGTTCTCACCGGCCTGTCGCAGATCATGCAGGGCTTCGGCCCGGCCGTCCAGCAGGGTGCCATGTCCGTCGAGGTGCTGAAGGAACTGATGCTCGTCGTGACGCGCCGCGCACGCATGGGCACGGCCATCGAAGACGTCATCGCCAAGATCGAGCAGCCGCCCAAGCCGGCCGACCCGAACGCAGGCCAGATGCAGATCGAGCAGCAGAAGATGCAGTTCACCGCGCAGCTGGAGCAGATGAAGGCGCAGTTGGCGGATCAACAAAACCAGCGGCAACTGCAGTTCGACCAGCAGCGCGCGCAGATGGAGGCTCAAGTGTCGATGCAGGCCGAAGCGCACAAGCAGCAGATGCAGGCCGCCCAGGTCGAGCAGCAAAACCAGATCGAGGCCCAGCGCGCGCACCTGCAGATGCAGAACGAGGCCGCGCTCGAGCAAATGCGCATTGCGTCCGACGAGCGCATGAAAGGCATGGAGCAGCAAATGCAAGTCCTGCTCGCCCACATCAACAACGCCGCAAAGATCGAAGTCGCCGAGATCGCGGCCGGCACCACGTTGGAAGCGGCGCAGATCAGCGCGGCCAAGCAATCGGAGGGCGACTGATGCCTACGTACGAAGCGGTTTGCCTCAAATGCGGCGCGTACCACGAGTACATCCGCCCGGTCTCGGCCTGCATGGAAACGCCCGAGTGCTGCGGCGCCAAGACCGACAAGCGCATCCTGTCGGCCCCGATGGCGCGCCCGGACATCGCCCCATGGGACGCCTACGAATCGCCGGCCACCGGCAGGATGATCACCAGCCATGCGGAGCGGCGCGAGGATATGAGACGCGCCGGCTGCCGCGACTGGGAAGGCCAGGACGTTGAGCGCCGCGAGGCCGCGAAGCGTAAGGCAGAGGACGAGGCGAAGCTGGATGCGAAGCTGGACGCCACCGTGCGCCAGGCATGGGCCGACCTGCCCCCAAGTAAGAAAGCCACCCTTTTGGCGACCACATAGGAGAAACATCATGGCGTTTACGGAAGCTCAACTTGTGGCACAACTCGACTCCGCGTCGACCGGCCGCACCATCAACATTGAGACGCTGATCCCGGGCCCGACCATTACCGACGTGTACGCCGTCGGCATCACCGCGCCGTACACGGGCCGCAGCCGCTGGGTGCAGGTCACGTCATCCAATACCGCTGCGCAGGCGGCCTCACAGATCCAGACCGCACTCTCATAACCAGCGCAATTTACTGCCAATTTGCATCAATTCCATGGTGAAATTCTTGCAGATAGGCATATAATTGAGCATGTAGTAGCTAAAACGCCGTGATGGCGCCAGGACCGGATACCGGTCAACGACAGGAGTAAAGATGGCTCTCGAAGACCAAGGGGCTACCCCCGAAGTTGAAGTCAAGCATGAAGACGCGCCGAAGTCCATGGATGACACCATCCGGGAGACTCTGCGCAGCCTGCAATCTCCCGATGAAAGCACCGTGGCCGCGCCTGAAAATGGCGTGGCTGCTGGTGCCGTGGAAGACCCCGAAGCAGCGGCGCAGCGTATCCGTGACGCGTCGGGCAAATTCGTCGCCAAGCCTGCCGCCGATGCCGCGCCAGCCGACCTGAACGCAGCACCCGCTGACGCCGCGCCGGCTGATGCCGTCAGGCCGCCGCCGAACACATGGAAAAAGGAAGTGGCCGCGAAGTGGGCCACGCTGCCGCCCGAAGTGCGCGCCGAGGTCGAGCGCCGCGAGCAGGACATGCATCGCGGGATCGCTCAGTACAAGACCCAAGCCGAGTTCGCCCAAACGGTCGAGCGCGCTATGGCGCCGTACCAGCAAACGCTCCAGCAGCTCGGCATCTCGCCCGATCGCGCCATTGGCGAACTGATGGCGGCCGACCACAAATTGCGTCACGGCTCGCCGCAAGAAAAGACCGCATATTTCGCGCAGCTCGCGCACAACTACGGGATCGACCTGCCGGCCGCAGCGCAGCACATGGCCCAGGTCGACCCGAACGTATTCGCGCTGCAAAACCACGCGCAACAGCTTCAATCGCAACTTCAGCAATACCAACAGACGGCCCAGCAGCAAGCCGAGGCTCAGCTCAACAGCGAGATCGCCGCCTTCGCTGCGGACCCGTCACATAGTCATTTCGAAGCCGTCAAAGGCCACATGTCCGCGCTACTGCAAGCCGGGCAAGCCAAAGACCTCGCGGATGCCTATGAGCAAGCCGTCTACGCCAATCCAACCACGCGGGCCGCTGTTCTACAGCAGCAGGCTGCCGCGCAGCGTGAGGAAGCGGCGAAGAAGGCGCAAGCGGCAAAGCAGGCGGCGAGCGTCAACGTACCGCGCCGCCCGGCCATGCCAACAGCCCAGCCCATAGGTTCTATGGACGACACCATCCGCGACACGTTCCGTCGACTGACGGGCGCCGCATAAATTTTAGGAGCCCCTTAACATGGCATCTCCGGGACAAGGTTACGCAGCCGGCAATTTCGCCGTCTTTTCCGAACTGGTCACGACGACCTTCCGCAACCACTCGAAAGAGGTCGCGGATAACATCTCCAAGCACAACGCGCTGTATCGCAAGCTGACAGCCGGCGGCAAAGTGCGCCTCGAAGACGGCGGCCTGTCGATCGTGCAGCCGCTCGAATACGCGACCAACTCGACGTACCAGCGCTACAGCGGCTATGACGTGCTGAACATCTCCGCCGTCGACGTGCTGACGGCAGCCGAATTCCCATGGCGCCAGGTCGCGGTCAATCTGGCCGTCTCGGGCTTGGAAATGCGCACCAACTCGGGCGAAACCCGCATCATCAACTTCGTCAAGGCCAAGATCCGCAACGCACAGCACTCGTTCGCAAACGGCCTGTCCGCCGACCTGTACAGCGACGGCACCGCGGCGAACCAGATCAACGGCCTGCAAGCCCTGATCGCGGACGCCGGCACCGGCACGGTGGGCGGTATCAACAGCTCGACCTACGGCTTCTGGCAGAACATCGTTCAGTCTGCCGCAGCCCCGCTGCAAGGCGGCTCGGCGATCACCCCGAGCGCGACCACCATCGAATCGCTGATGCTGCCGCTGTGGATCAAGCTGACGCGCGGCATGGACATGCCGGACCTGATCGTGATGAGCGACGACTACTTCACGTTCTACGAGCAATCGCAAACCTCGCTGAAGCGCTACACGTCCAGCGACGACACCGGCAAGGGCGGCATGATCGGCATGAAGTACAAGACCGCCGACGTGTTCTTCGACTCGTCGGGAGGCATCCCCTCGGCCCACGCCTACTTCCTCAACACGAACTACATGGACCTCGTTGCCCACCGTGACGCGAACATCACGATGCTGGATGACGTGGAATCGATCAACCAAGACGCGCTGGTCAAAACGATCATCTGGCAGGGAAACCTGGCCGTGTCGAACCGGTCGCTCATGGGCGTGATGAAGGCGTAATCCAATTTGAGCGCCTTCAGGCGCGAAAGGAACAAGTATGTTTTCTGCAATCAATGGGTTTGCCGGAACCCAGCCGTTCAACGACTGGTTCACGCCGGATACCACCCAACGTCATGTGCTGGGCACCAAAGTCGTCGCCGTGGACCCGTATTGGGGCCTGGGCACGTTCATGTACATCAAAAGCGCCGACGCGATCCTGAAGGGTTCGCTGGTGATGTGGGACGAAACCTTCAATGGCGCCCTTCTGCCGAACACCGCCAACCAGGGCTTCCCGCTTGCCGTCGCCATGGCACCGATGGCATCCGGTGTGTACGGCTGGGTTCAGCTCGAAGGCCGCGCCGTCTACAAGACCAATGCCACGGTTGCGGCAGATACCGCAATCGGCATCACTGCCGCCGGCATTGCCGGGACGCTCGCCGCCGGCAAGCAGCTGGTCGGCGTGCGCAACCGCGTCGCCGCTACCGGCACCACGACCGTCACCGCTCTGACCCAGAACGGTACGAACGTCCTGTACTGCGCGAAGGGCTACGACGGCTTCTTCCTCGGCATGGCGCTGTCCGGCACCGGCATCCCGGCCTCGACCGTGGTTGCCGGCCTGGATCCGGACGGCCGGCGTATCTACACCGGCTCGGCGATCGGCACGTTCGGCGACAAGAACTCGACGGCGACCGGAAGCATCACCCTGACCGGCACCTACACCGGGTACGGCTCGGGCGTCATCAACTACCCGTACGCCCAGGGCGCGATCACCTAAACGCTTGCAGCGTCCTCTTCACGAGGGCGCTTATCAATGCTGGCAGGGCATCGATAAGCGCTACCGCTTACCACAGGAGAACCCAATGGCCCACGCCGACCCACTATCCCGCGTCCCGTTTTTTTTCTTCCAAGACCGCGAGCACGGTATCGATGCCGCTGCTTCCGAGAAGCTCGGCTACGAAGTACCGCGCATCGTGACGTTCATCCTGATCGCGCCGCACGGCCACAAGGGCGACCCGATCGAGTTCTTCGCCGACGAGTTCATCGAACGGAAGATGAAGGAAGCGCGCGACGGCCGCTATGACCTCACGTGGGTCAAGGAGTTCCAGGCCGGGCTGGAATTGCACCGCGAAGGCAAGGAGATCCCGCGCAACGGTACCCCCCTGATCACGTGGGAACGGATCCTCAAGTCGCGCCGCGAGCAGCTGGCGCGCCGCTTTCCGACCGTGGAAGACCTGGCCGCCGTGCCGGATTCGGCGCTCGGGGATATCGGCCTCGATGGGCGCGTGCTGCGCGATCTGGCCCGGGGCGACATCCAGGCGAAGAAAGACCTGTCGCCGGTCGTGAAGGAATTGGCCGACACCAAGGAAGAAAATCGCCGTCTTCAAGAGCAAATCGCGGCACTCGCTGCACGCCTGGATGCGATCGAAGAAGACAAGCCCAAGCGCAGCCGCCCGCGCGCTGAAACCGTGGAGTAAAACATGGCGCTTACGTGCCTCCAGATCATCCAGGCCGCATGTAAGCGCATCGGCATTCTGTCGCCGAATGCCGCCGTCACGGCAACAGATCAGCAAATCATCCAGCTTGTCGCCCTGGCTGAGGAGGAAGGCCAGGAGCTCGCCACACGCTATCCGTGGGAGGCGCTGCAGGTCGAGACGACATTCACGACTGTTGCGGCCCAAGTGCAAACGACGCTCGCCGCGATCACGACCGGCTTCGATTACATCGTCAACGACACGATCTGGAATCGCACGCTGCGCCGCCCTGTGTACGGCCCGAAGTCGCAACAGGACTGGCAGCAGTCCAAGGCCCTCCAGATCAACGGCCCGTTCAATTCGTTCCGAATCATCGCGGACGCCATCAACTTCTATCCGAACCCGGTCGCCGGCCAGACCTGCGCATTCGAGTACCAATCGCGCGCCTGGGTCAACACTTCGGCCGGCGGCACGTCGGACACGTGGACGAGCGACGCCGACACGCCCAAGCTCGACGGCCAGTTACTGGTGCTGGGCATTATCTGGCGCTGGCGGGCATCCAAGGGCCTAGACTACGCAGAGGATTTCACAAAATACGAGCGCCGGGTGGCCGATGCCATGGCACGGGACGGCAGCAAGCCAAAGCTCGACATGAGCGGCGCACTTCCTGATATCCAGCCCGTCGTGCTCGTACCTCGCGGCTCCTTCGGGGTCTGACGATGCGCGCCCCGCAGAAGCGACTCACGCGCACGCAGACAGCCCGCACGCTGTCCGTATCGGCTCCGGTGGGTGGCTGGAATGCGCGCGACCCGCTTGCCGAAATGCGGCCGACGGATGCCGTCATGCTGGAGAACTTCTTTTGCACGCCGTACGACGTGATGCTCCGCTATGGCTACACCAACTACGCCACGGGCATCACCGGCACCGTCAACTCCCTGTGCTCGTATGCGCCGCCGTCCGGATCAAGCAAGCTGTTCGCTGCGGCCGGCTCGAACATCTATGACGTGAGCGGCTCGGGCGCCGTCGGCTCGCCGGCCGTGACAGGCAATGCGGCGGACAAGTGGCAGCATGCAAACTTCGGCACGTCGGGCGGAAACTTCCTCGTGATGGCCAATGGATCCGATCTGCCGCTAGTCTACAACGGGAGCGCCTGGGGGAACATCTTCGGGGCCGCGTTCAACACGACTGTCACCAGCATCACGAGCGTGGGCACGCTGGCCACCGTCACGATGGCCAACCCGCACAACCTGAAAACCGGGATGACGGTCGTTGTCGCCGGCTTCACGCCTGCAGGCTACAACGGCACGTACATCATCACCGTGACCGGGGCGAGCACCTTTACCTACGTGCTTTCTGGCGCGCTGGGAGTGACCACGGTGACGGGCACCGTCACGCCGGCAGCGAACTTCGCCATCACGGGCGTCGATCCAACAAAGCTCATCACCGTCAACGCCTTCAAGAGCCGCCTCTGGTTCGTGGAGCAGAACAGCACGCGGGTCTGGTATTTGCCGACGCTGTCCATTGGCGGCGCCGCGCAGCAGCTCGATTTCGGGAGCCTGTTCAGCAATGGCGGCTATCTAATGGCGATGGGTGACTGGTCGCTGGACGCCGGCTATGGTATGGACGACTACGCGGTGTTCGTGTCCTCGCGGGGGCAGGTCGCGGTCTACAAAGGAACGGATCCGGCGAGCCCCTCAACCTGGGCCTTGATCGGCGTTTTCGACGTCGGCTCGCCGATCGGCCGGCGCTGCCTGATGAAGTACGCGGGCGACCTGACGATGATCTGCCAGGACGGTCTTGCGCCTCTGTCGAAGGCCATGATGTCGTCGCGGGTCAACTCGCAGGAGATGTTGACCGACAAAATCCAGCACGCGATCAGCGATTACATCTCGACCTACGGTGGCAATTTTGGATGGGAAGTGGCGCTGCTCCCGAAAGAGAACATGCTGCTGTTGAATATCCCGACCGGGCCGACGACGTCGGTACAGGCCGTGATGAACACGATCAGCGGCGCATGGTCCCGGTTCACCGGGTGGAACGCGGCATGTTTCGAACTGCATTCCGACGCTTTGTACTTCGGTACCTCCGGTGGTGTTGCGCTGGCGTGGAGCACGAATGCCGATGCGGGCGCAAACATCAATTTCAACGCACAGCAGTCATTCAGCTATTTCGGATCCGGGACGCAGCTCAAAAAAGTGAGCATGGTTCGCCCGATTATCTCGACTGACGGCCAGCCCACGATCCTGCTTGGTGTGAACGCGGATTTCGATATGTCCGACCCGTCAGGCAATCCGACCTTCGCGCCGATCACCCCACAACTGGCCGTGTGGGACACGTCGGTATGGGATGGCTCGGAAGTATGGGGCGGCGATATGTACATCAAACGCGACTGGCAAACAGCCTTCGCGATCGGCTATTGCCTGGCGCCTCACATGAAGGGCTACGTGTTGAACACGCGGATGCGCTGGGCCTCAACGGACCTGCTCGTCGAAGCAGGGGGTGTGCTGTGATCGTCATCAGCCAGCACGTCGCCCGGTGGGTTGCCGAGCGCACCGGAGGCCAGTACTTCGACGGCTCCGGGCAAGGTATCGGCTGGGTGAAGGACGGCGAGCTGGTGGCCGGCGTCCTGTTCGACAACTTCACCGGGCGTTCTGTGCAGATGCATGTCGCTGGCATCGGCAAGCGGTGGCTGGTGCGTGATTACCTGCATTTCTGCTTCCGTTACCCGTTCGAGCAACTGAAGGTCAAAAAGGTGGTAGGGCTGGTGGACTCGACCAACACTGCGGCGCTGCGCTTCGACCTACACCTTGGCTTTCAGCAGGAGGCCGTGATCAAGGATGCTGGCAAGACCGGCGACATCATCGTTTTGACAATGACACGCGAGCAGTGTCGCTTTTTGGGGAAATAGATCATGGGCAAACCTTCCGCACCGCCGGCACCGGATTACACGGGCGCCGCAAAAGAGACGGCGGCCGGCAATCTGGATGCGGCGCGGCAGGCCACCGCAGCGAACCGCGTCAACACGTACACCCCATACGGGAACCTAGAGTACTTTCAAGACTCGAACAATCCCGACAAGTGGACGTCGATGGTGTCCCTGTCTCCTGACCAGCAAGCGCTGCTCGACCAGCAGAACAAGACAAGCCTGAACCTCGCCAATATGCAGGATCTGGCGACGACTCGCGTTCAGCGCGCATTCGGGAACGCACTGCCTACGACACTCAATGCGGACAAGATGCCCGCGCCGACCACGTTCGACCCGAGTCAATCGCAATCGCCGACGGCATTTAACGCCGGCCTGTATAGCGGAGCCACCACATACGACCCGCGATCAGCGAAGCTCGGGGCCGCCTACGACCCGACCCAGGCCACGAACAACGCCGCAGACCTGATCAACGCACGCCTTCTGCCGCAGCAGCAGCGCGACCGGGCTGACCTAGAAAACCAGTTGGCAAACCAGGGCATCATGCCGGGTTCGGAGGCGTACCAGCGAGCCGAGGACCAGCTTGGCCGCGACCAGAACGACGCGCGCCAGCAGGCGCAGTTACAAGGCATCACGCTGGGCCAGCAACAGCAAGCGCAAACGTTTGACCAGATGGCGAACAATGCGCAACTCGGCGCGCAGTTGCAAGGCCAGCAGTACGGCCAGCAAACGAACAACGATGCCTTGTCTGCCGCACGGCAGGCGCAGCAGTATGGCCAGCAGTTGCAAAACCAGACGACGCGGGCGCAGTTGCAGGCGCAGCAGTTCGGCCAGCAGACACAGAACCGCATGAACCAGGCGCAGTTGCAGCAGCAGCAGTACACGCAGCAGGCGGCGAATCGAAACATTCCGATAAACGAGTTGAACGCGCTGCGCACCGGCTCGCAGGTGTCCAATCCGGCGTTTCAGCAGGCACCGCAGCAGGCGACGACTTCGGGCCCGGACATGATGGCGGCCGCGAATGGGATGAACCAGTACAACATGGGCTTGTATAACTCGGGGGTCGCCAGCAGCAACAGTACTGTTGGCACAATCGGCAGCGTAGCGGCTGCTGTTGCGATGGCGATGTGATGACGACCGCACTCGCATTCTCTGGCGGCAAGGATTCCTGGGCCTGTCTCTGGCTCAATCGGCACCGCCTTGCCGAAATCCGCGTGATCTGGATCAACACCGGGAAAAACTATCCGGAAATGCTCGACACGATCGCGCGCGCGAAAGCGATGTGCCCGAATTTTGTCGAGATTATCGTGGACCGTGATGGGCAGAACGAATATCACGGCATCCCGGCAGAGATCGTGCCGGTCGACTGGACGCGATTGGGGCAGGAAATTACTGGGCCCAAGCCGGTCATGATCCAGCCGTATTTAAATTGCTGTTACGAGAACATCGGCGCGAACCTGCAACGATATTGCAAAGAAAACGGCATCACCGAACTGATACGAGGGCAGCGCCTGGATGAGGCGCACAAGTCGACCGCGCGCGATGGGACCGTCGTCGACGGGATCACCTATCGTCAGCCCATCGAGACTTGGAGTGCCGGGCAAGTACTGGATTTCGTGGCCGAGTTCATGGAACTGCCCGAGCATTTCCGGTTCGCGCATAGCTCGATGGATTGCTACGACTGCACGGCATTTGCAAAGGAGTCGCAGGACCGCATCGCACACATGAAAGCTGCCCACCCCATCCTGTTTCGTGAATACGAGGCCCGAAAGGCCAAACTTGATCAAGCACTTCGAGAGGCTATGTGATGCCATCCGGAAATCCATTCACCAGCGCGCAGGCGCCCAATCCGATGCAGATGGTCGCGCCGGACCTGGCCGCGCAGCAAACCCAAATCGCGCGCCAGCAGCAGCTTGCCGACATGCTGCGGCAGCAGGCGTTACAGCCCACCGGCGACACTCAGGTGGTCAATGGCTGGGCCGTCAGGAAAAGCCCGCTTGAAGCGGTATCGAAAATTGCGCAAGCACTCATTGGTGGCTACGCGCAGCAAAATGCCGACGAGAAGCAGCTCGCCCTTGCCAAGGCGATGCAGGGGCGCATGGAAGATACGTTCAATGACACCGGGCCCAGCAACGGCGCGCCGGATCGCTCTGTGCTCGCACTTTCGCAAGGCGCCGCGACGCAGCCGAACGCGCCGGACGATAGCGGCGCCATGATCAACCAAGGCGGCGTCGGCCCGACCGCGCAGAACGCAGCACGAATGGATGCAATGTCGCCAGGAGTGCCTGACCCGCGAAAAGATGCGACATATCGCAATCTGGCGAAGAGAGAGTATTTCGGTTTGGAGCCCAAAGGCACCGCCGAAGCCTACGCAAAAGCCCTCTACGACTACGGCTCACTGACGAACGATCAGAAGAACGCACGCGATTCGGTCATCGGCAAGACCTTTCAAGAGAACATGGCGACGGAGCACATGACAGAGTTGCAGCGCTTGCAGCGTGCGCGAGCCCTGCTGCCCGAGGGTGATCCGCGAATCGCTGAGATCGATAGTCAGATTCAAAAGCTGAACTACATCGTGCCTCACGATGTATCGCCCGGCACGCTTGCTCTCGGCGCCGGCAACAAGCCGGTGGCATACAACCCTGTGCCGATTAAGGGCGCCCTCCCGCATTTCCAGCAAGTCGACGGCATCTGGACCGCGCCGAGTGTCAAACCGCAGGCCGGCGCGGCCGGCGTCAGTGCCAACATGGAATATGCGGAGCAAAAGGCCAGACAGGACGCTACCCCGGAACTTCAATATGACCCCGATCGGGGCATCACCGTCAACAAAAAGACGGGAGTCGCCACGCAGGTGGTCGACACCACTGGCAAGCCACTGCAAGGTGCCGGGAAGCCCCTCACTGAATTTCAGGGCAAATCGGCTGCGTTCTCTGATCGGGCGCAGGAAGCGGACGCAATTCTGACGCAGCTCCATGCGGCCGGACCAAGCGGAATCGGTGGCTTGGTAGCATCCGACCGGCCGGGCGCGATCAAGGGCATGGCCGAATCGGTGCCATATATCGGCGACGCGCTTGGCGGCGTAGTAAATACACTTCCGACGGTGCTTGGCGGCCCGAATGCTAGCCAGCAGAAAGCGGAGCAAGCGCAACGCAACTTCGTCAATGCCATCCTGCGCCAAGAGTCCGGAGCAGTTATCAGCCCGAGCGAGTTCGACAACGCCAAAAAGCAGTACTTCCCACAACCGGGAGATACGCCGGAAGTGATCGCACAGAAAGCGGCCAATAGGAAGACTGCGATCAATGGCCTGTCGCGCAGCGCCGGCCCATCATACGCACCGCCAGCCGCGCCGAAAGCTGCGCCGCCGACCACGAACGCCAAGGGCTGGACGTTGCACACGGATGCCCATGGCAACAAGGCATACGTCAGCCCGGATGGTAAATCGTACGAAGAGGTGAAGTGATGCCATTCGATCTCTCGACAGCGAAGCCGGTCACGTCCGGCAGGTTCGACCTTGCGACGGCCAAGCCAGTGGTTCCGGTCCAGCAAGATAGCCCCGGCATTCTTGACAGCGTAAAGCAGGGAGCCATCAATCTCGGGGCTGGCGCGATTCGCGGTGCTGGCTCGATCGGCGCAACCTTGCTGTGGCCGATCGACAAAGCCACGGACCTGATCATGGGCGACCGCGATCCGAACGTCGCGGGCCTCATCAGTGGCAAGCAGCCGATCAGCCGTAATGAACAGCGCCGCCGCGACATCGACGAAGGCTTAAGCATGCTCGTGGGCTCCGATCCAAACTCGCTACTGTACAAGACCGGTAAGCTCGGTGGCGAGGTAGCCGGAACCGCTGGCGCGGGCGGCCTGCTTGGAAATGGCGCGCGGTTGGCCGGCGCCTCACCGGAGCTGGTTGCATCACTCGCCTCAGGTGGCATGCGCACGGGTGGAGTTACCGGGCTGGCGAGTTCTGGCGTGCGCGCAGTTGGGGGTGCCACTACCGGCGCCGCGACGGCCGGCCTGATCAACCCGAATGATATGGGCGCGGGTGCGGTGGTCGGCGCGGCGCTGCCGGGCGTGGCGAAGGTTATGGGTGTGGCTGGCAAGGCGGTAGATGAGCGTGCCCGCAATCTGGCCGAGCAGCTGATGCAGAGCGCTATCAAGCCAACCATCAAGCAACGGCAAACCGGGGAAGCCGCCACGGCGGTCAACACGCTTCTCGACTATGGCATCAGCCCGACTATGGCTGGCACCGAAAAGATTCGAGGTTTGGTTGATGCCTTGAACAACCAGATCTCCGACAAAATCGCGAACTCAAATGCCGTGGTCGACAAGAACGCAGTGCTGGGGCGCCTCCTCTCGGTGCAGCAGAAATTTGGAAATCAAGTCAGCCCGACTGCCGATCTGAACGCAATCCAGGGCGTAGCTGACGACTTCTCGGCCCATCCGAACTTCCCAGGCTTGACGATCCCGGTACAGGCGGCGCAAGACATGAAGCAGGCCACCTATCAGGTGCTCGCGAAGAAATACGGTCAAATGGGAAGTGCGGATGTAGAGGCGCAGAAGGCTTTGGCGCGCGGCTTGAAGGAAGAAATCGCGACAGCCGTACCGGAAGTGGCCGGCCTGAACGCCGAGGAATCGAGGCTGCTCAAGACGCTAAAAGTATCTGAGCGCCGCGCCCTGATGGAAGCAAACAAGAATCCTGGCGGCATATCTTTGCTCGCAAAAAACCCGATGACCTGGGCCTTGTTTATGGCTGATCGCAGTGCCGCGTTCAAGGCGCTGGCGGCCCGGATGGTGAACAGTGCCGGCGGCGCGGCAGGAAACACGGCCCCGGCTTTGGAGGCAGGGCTTAGTAATCCAGTCCTGCGCGGCGGCGCCGTGCAGCTTCCTGCCGCGCGCGACGGGACGAAGTAAAGCCATGAATAAAGGCGGCAATGGCAAATACACCTAACTTGATCAATATGAACTCGACGTAATCGCTCATTTCAGCCCCATGGCTTTTCGTTTGACTTTAAGTGACTCGTCAATGGCTTTCTCTACGACATCGGATTTTATTGCCTGGGCAATCATCTCAACCAAGATCGCTTGCATCTTTTCTGGCTCAGGAATCGGCAAAAGGCGGTGCTCAAGACTTGCCTCAAGTCGCGCGACGATCTCCGCGTTCATGGAGCGGTTGTTGGACTTTGCCAGTTCCGCGATCTTCGCTCGCATCCCCTCTGGGAGGCGAAGAACGAATTGTTCAGCAGACCGGCTTGGGGGCTTCGTTGACATGGCGAGACCATACTAGCCAAATGCTATGTTTTCAATGCTATGTAGTTGCGATCATCGCAAAGTGCGAGTATTCTAAAGGCAGGCTCAACAGCAAAAGGAGAATGTATGTCGACGGCACAGTTCCTCGTGCGCATGCCTATTGAGGTGCGCGACTGGGTAGCAACGGCGGCAAAGAAGGATGATCGATCGATGAATTGCCTCATCGTGATGATCTTGAAGCGGGCGATGGATGCCCAAAAAGGAAACGCCTCAACCGGTGCGAACGGCTGAGGCGTTGGTTTGAAACCCGTATCTATAGGAATCAACATGAATCGTACCACAGTGACTACATCGTATAAACCTGCGGGAGGCCCGCCATGACCACACTCACGACGATTACCGCAGAGACGCTGCCGGCCATGACGTGGCAGCAGGCCCGCGTCATCACGACCGAGCTGCTAGCGAAAATGTATGCAGCGGACGACAAGCAGATCCACGATAATTTCCAGAACAACCAAACACGCTTCGTGGCAGGCAAGCATTACTTCCGGCTGGAAGGCGCTGCGCTCAAAGAGTTCAAGAGCTACCCCGAATCTGTCGGGGTAGTTCAGAAACATGCGCGCCACCTGATCCTCTGGACCGAGCGCGGCGCCGCGCGCCACGCGAAGATGCTCGACACCGAGGCGGCCTGGGAAGTATTCGAGAAGCTGGAGGACTGCTATTTCCGCACGCAGGAAGCGGTCCGCAGTTTCGTGAAGAACCCGGGCGATGTCCTGACAATCGAGCAAGCCGACCTGCTGCGCAGCGCGATGACGACGCACTGCGCGCGGCTACCGAAGAGCCAGCAGGGTCCGTTCATGGTCAAGGGCTGGTCGAAGCTCAAGGCGCACTTCAAGGTGAGCTATCGCCTGATTCCACAGGAGCATTTGACCGAGGCGCTGTCGATTATCACGAGGCACGCGGCAGACTGGGAAGTGGTTGATGGATCGACCGCTGTCGCCGCATCCACGACACGCGAAGATATTCTTGCAGACGCCCTTTCGCATGGCCGCTGGATCATGACCGGGCGTGATGGCCGGCTAATCCTGACTCCGCTCGCGAACGAAGCGTTCGTTACGAGCCCGGCAGATTTGCCAGAAATGCTTGCTGAGCCCGCGGCGATCCCGATCCGAAGCCTTCCTGGAATTATCGAGGCTGCGACCGAGCGTCTTTCGCGCTGGATGGCAAATAACCTGCCGAAATAGTTAGAAATACGGCGCCGCCTCGGGCAACTGAGGCGGTTTTTACGTGTCCCGGAGAAAGAAGCATGTAATAATTTTTCCAGCAGCAACGTAGTCATTTATCCCTGTGAAGGGACTTGTGTAAGACAGACGAGAGCATATCATGCCAAGAAACGGTAGCGGCACGTACTCCCCTCCAGCTGGTCAGCCGGTTGTATCCGGTACGGTCATCAGCGCTTCAGTTTTCAACACCCTTGTGGCCGACCTCGGCACCGAGTTCACCCGGTCTCTTGCCACGGATGGCCAAACCACGATGGTGGCGAACCTGCCGATGGGCGGCTTCAAGATTGTCAATGTGGCCCCCGGTACCGTTGCCACCGACGCGGTGCAGCTTGGCCAGCTTACGGCATCCTCTGGATCATCTAAATTCGGATTCATCCAGGCTGGCACCGGGGCAACTCCCCGAACTGGCGAGGCCAAACTACGCGACATCATCAGCGTGCGCGACTTCACCGGCGACACGGTTGACGGCGCGACGTCCAATCAAGCTGGGATCGTTGCAGCCGTGGCGGCTGCGATAGCGGCCGGGGCTGACCTGTACTGGCCGGCCGGGACGTATGTCTCAACGGCGACAATTCCGGGCTTCCATAGTGTTCGCCACATTGGGCCCGGCGTGATCAAGCGCGGCAGCGATCTTTTCTACGTCGCGCCGACCGGCAGCCAAACGAACAATCTCTATATCTCACCCTCGGGTACGGGCGACGGTTTGAGTGCTTCGGAACCTAGCTCCGAAGCGGGCGTATTCGCGGCACTGCTCAACTACGGCCCTGTGTTGGACGGCCAATGGAACGTGCGTCTTGCGGCCGGCACTTACCCGGGCGGTGTCACGATGACCGGCCTGCGCAGCCGCAATTACCTGGCGTTTTATGGCCCGAACGTTGGCGGCCATCCGAATGTGCCGACCGCGATCATCGACGGAACCAGCAGTTCTGCGGATCACGGCTGGTACTTCCAGACGAACATGACCTTGAAAGTCCAGGACATCAAGTTTCAGAACTGGACGACGCAATCGTATTCGCACGGCATCACCGTACTCGAAGCATCGAAGCTGTACACGGTGAACGTCCACACCGCCAACTGCTCCTATGGCGGCGTCGACATCGAGGACCGGTCGCAACTCATCCTGTCGGGCGGTATCCACAACAACGCCACGTATTGCATCCGCGCCACCTACCATTGCACCGTGTCGATCGGCTACAACGGCGCCACGGCTGGCCGGCCGCAAATCACCGGCGCCGTCGCTGGCGGCTCCGGCATCCTGCTCAGCGACTATTCGCAGGGCCACATCGACTACTGCGACATCTACGGCTGCGGCGGCTCGGGCGGGGCGGTCGGCCTGGTGAATATGTCCAGGGTGGATTTGAATTACAACGTCTTCGGTGCCGGCACACCGAACTACTACAACGTCAGTTGCTCGATCGGCTCGACCTACATCGACAACGTCAGCAACACGTTCAACGCGGCGACCGTAAAAAGCATAGTGCTGCTGGGTTTCTCGCTCGACTGGTCCAGCAATGGCAACGTCTTCTACGACCAGGCCAGCGGGAAAATGCGTATT